GAAGCTGAGAACGTTGTACCTGATGAAGATGTTCCTGACTTTATAGGTGAGGACGTTGACGAGCTTATCGCTAACTCCAACAGCGAGGAATACTTCTCAGACAAGGCAGAAGCCACAGAGGAAACGCCTGATACAGAGGACACAGACGAAGCAGAGGACGTTCCAGTTGTAAGCTTTGATGATAAGCCGCAGGACTTTGAAGAAAGCATTACGGAAGAATTGAGCCACCCTGAGAACAATGCTTCTCACCATACTGCTCTTGTATATGAACAGCCGAAGGCAGTTTTTGAAAACGCCACGGTAAATACAGTGGCAGAGCAGAGCAGATTTAACCCTGCAATGCTGACGGCACATATCACTGTGGCGGTAAGTCAGCTTATACGGCGCACAGGCTGTACGCACGTTTCCGTAGAACTTGCTTCGTTTTTGAAACAGAAGTATTCAGTCGGCGTGGTTTTCTCAGACAATGAAACATATCTGAACTTTGCAGATTATCTCAACGTTGAGTGCAGTGTCAATGACGGCTTTAAATATAACGGCGTTTCGTATTATTCTCCTGCTTGCCTGAGTATATCTCAGGGAAATCACGAAATAACCATTAAAGACTTTGGCATAGTTTCTGATGATGAACTGACAGAGTATGAAAAGTGTCCGTATAAGCTTCTTGTAGCTGACTTTGGCTTTTGGAATGTTTCAGTTATAGAAAAGTATATCGTTGACAGTGCTATGTCATATGTGCCTCAAACGTATTTTCTCTTCAATCTCATTGGTGAGAACAGATTTACAGATAAAATACTTCCTTTGGCGCAGAAGGAATATAAGGTGTTCAGGCTGTCTGCATCGGAGAGTTGCTTTGAATACTCGGCGCATAATGCAGAGGTGTACGGTAGAATTTTTAATCTTGCTGATGCGCCACAGTCTAAGAAAAAGCAAGGCTTATTTAAAAGACGTAAGAATAATTAGCGTGATATATGTGTCACAATTGAAAGGAGAAAAAATGACAAACTGTGTTATCATAGATGTGGAGAAGCCCATAAGGTGTAGGGAGTGCGGTGAGATTATACGTTGGGAACGTTCGAGGACAAATCGAACTGTTGTATGTGGTTATGTGATGTCTATTCGCAGCTTGATAGATTGCGGTGAAGAAGTTGAAAATGGGTCGGAAAGCAAAATTCTTTCGGATAACGATGTTCAAAAGCTAACTCGGCTTTTGGGTGACAAATCAATACCGAAACATAGCGGAGAAGAAAGATTATCTCTCAGTTTTTCAGAGTACAAGTATCACTCAGTTTTGAAAACAAGAGCTTTTTGGGCTTTGCTTAGGGCGATTTCCGTATTTATAGCATATGTTCTTGCCACTGTGTGTTCAATGATTTCAATTGGTAGAACATTACACGATGAAGCAACGGTTTTAATGCTAAAATCGTTGCTGACATTGCCAAATCTATCTCTCGCATTTATAATTGCCCTTGTGCTTGGCTCACTCACGCTTATTCCCAAAAGGAAGAAACAACGGCTCGACTTGTCATTGGTGACAGACCATATGGACGAATGTCAACATTGCGGAAATAAGCAGAATGAGAAATTAAATATTCCTAGGCTTGCTCTTGAAACAGATAGTAGACTTTGTGAAATGCTTAAAAGCTTCAAAGCTTTTAAGGATAATAAGGCGGAGCTTAGTGGAGAAGATTTAGATTTTTTTTGCGATTGGTTTATGAAATACAATAAGTATGATGATGCTGAAAATGTTTCACATATAGTGGAAAAAATACGGAGTATTCAATACTTTGCCGAGCTTGGTAATACGCCAATACTTGTGGAAATCGGTAATGAAATATGTACCGAAAAGAGAAGAAGAAATATTTTAATATACGATAAGGTTTAATTATGGTGAACAAGACGTATCTGATAGAGGAGAGAAGAAAAATGGAAATGCAAGCAATAATAGAAGTTAGAAAGCCTGTAAGATGTGAGTCCTGCGGAGAAATTTTGGCGTGGGAACGTGTAAATTCACATCAAGTACAATATATGAGAGGAGCGATTGTAAACAATATATTATCGCTGCTTAGTGATCCACGGTCAGCGTGGTGCAAATCTATGACTATGTTATCCGATGATGAACTGAATTGCATATATGAAATGTTGGACGAGGACACTTTGAGTGGAATAGAAAGAGTCATTTGCCGTGGAGAAGAAAAGCCTTTTTTGAGGTTTGAAAAAGTTGCATCAAGTAATGACAGCGGTATTAACAGAGGAGGGCTTCTTATTGCAATATCTCTTATATCTCTTTTGTGCTTTATCGTTTCGGCGTTCCAACTTTTTTTATCGGAATTTGATTTTGTGGCATCAACAATAAATGTTTTGGTACTGTTGTTGTCGGCATTTATATACATTTCATCACAAAATGCAAGACGTAAAATCAATTCTTTACACAACGAAGTAATTTTTAATCTTGTATCATATGCACATATGAAATGCTCTAACTGCGGTAACGTTTCAAACGAAAAAATTGAGGATAAAATTCTTTCATTTGAAATCAAGCCTTATGTTTTCGCTCGTTTCAACAAAGAGAAAAGGTTTGATGATAATATGGCTGAATTAACAGTCAACGATCTTAGCAAGCTTTCAGAGATTATAAGGAAAGGCGAAGGTGCTGAGTCTGAACGTTCCAAGTATATGACAAGGAAAATTAAAGAATTTACGGAAGATGTGACAAAGTATGATGCTCAGACATTTATGGAGATTTTTGATATGATCTAAGTGGATATATGTAGCACATAATCAGGAAGGGGGAGAATAACGAATGAACTTTGATATAACTACAGTGCTGACGGTGATAGTTGCCATAGGAGCAATATTTGCATTTGTTATAGTTGCGATTATGACGATAGAACTGTTTGAAAGGCACAAAAAGACAAAGGTGAAGGTTATGAGAAGGAAAAGCAGCAGTAACGGAAAGCGGACACATATAGCACAGTCGGAAAGGAACTAAGATGCAGATAGGCTTGATAAACTCTTTGGAGTCGGTCGAAATAAGCTTTAAAGCACTAAGACCTCGTTATGGAACAGGCGTGACTACAACAAGCGTAGGCGCATACGGTGAGAAGAAACATTCGTATAGAAATGGCGTTATGACAAGTCAGGGTGATATACTCGAAGATGTATGGGTAAAAGCTGTTGAGCTTTTAGCTGAGAAAAATGGTGAAACAGCCTTACTTGAAAAGCTTAAAGAGGCACAGTTTTCAGGCTGTGCAAATCATACCGAGTATCTGATAACCAGAGAGGCGTGCAGGCTTTATGCTTACCAAATGTTTGATAATAAAGGGTGGGTCGAATACGTTAGATTTAATAAGCTTGTTAGACCGAACGTTTTGGCAAACGATAAGGACATTATAAAAGTTCTTCCGAAGTGCTGTAAAGAGTTGTGTGAGACAACGAAACAGATCATATCTGCTTCTTATGATGATAAGATACCGTGTCCGATATGCGGTAAAAGAACGGAATATATCGGAGCTTATGAATGATAAAAAGGGAGAGATACCATGAAGAACAGCGTTAAAAGAACAACAGCGGCTATACTGGCGGCAATGATGATAGGAACAGGAATATATGCTCCGACTGCCGATCACTATAACCTTTTTTCAGAAACCTCGATAACCGCAGAGGCGGCAAGTGTGGGGAAGGTGACAGGTCTCAAATCAAATACTTTGAGTAACAGCAAAATAAAGCTTAAATGGAAAAAGGTCAAGGGCGCAAGCGGCTATACCGTGTATATGCGTAAGAATGGAAAGTATAATAAGGTAGCTGATGCCAAAAGCACAACATACACCGTAAAGAAGCTTCCTAATGCCACAAGAGAGAATTTCAAGGTCAGAGCATATAAGAAGGTAAAGGGCAAAAAGGTATACGGCTCATACTCTTCCAATTGGAATACAGCCACAAACCCACAGCCTTGCAAGGGCTTGAAAGTATCATCTGTAAATTCAGACAGCGTAAAGCTTTCGTGGACGAAAATCGGCTGTACAAACTATCGTGTTTTCCAGTACATAGGCGGTGAGTGGGAAGAGATAGGTAAGACCACAGGAACGTCATATACCGTTAAGAAACTCACACCACAGACAGAGTACCAGTTTAAAATAAGGGCTTGCAAGAAGGACGATAAGAAGAAAAACTATAACCATTATGGTAAACATTCAAAAGTTGTTACTGTCACAACGAGCGTTGGAAAGGTAACAGGCGCACAGTCCAATACTCTGAATAACAGCGAGATAAGCTTATCGTGGAACAGTGTAAGCGGAGCTGACGGCTATTCAGTTGGAATGAGAAAGAACGGCGTTTATAACGAGGTCGCAGACGTAACAGAAACAAATGCGGTAGTTTCAGGTCTGCCAAATGCCACAAGAGAGAGCTTTAAAATTCGTGCTTATTCTATCGTGGACGGATCAAAGCAGTATGGTAATTGGTCTGACGGCGTGGCAACAGCCACCGCACCTCAAAAGGCAAAAGGACTTAATGTATCTTCCGTTACCGAAAGCAGTGTTACCCTCTCGTGGGATAAAATCGGCTGTAATGAGTATGTGATATATAAGGATAATGGTGATAACTGGGCTGAGATAGGCAGAACCGCAGACACTCAGTTTACTGTAAAAAATCTTAATGCCGAAACTTCATATAACTTTAAAATTCAGGCTGTCAAGATTGACGATGCAAAGGTTGAGCATTATGGTGAAGAAAGTGATGTTGTGACAGGCACTACAAGCAGAAGCGACAAAATCTCACAGGCAGATATTGATGCTATGAAGGCAGAACTTACAGCATATTCAAGAGAAAAAGCGGAGTATATAAGAGAAAATTATAAAAATTTTGACGGATATGGTGAAATGTACAATACCTTAGACGAATTTTTCGACTATTATGCAGAAGATTGTACACCCGAAGGGGCAAGTTATGATGCAGTATATGTAATTCCGTATACGCAAGAAACTCTTAACGATACTATTGACCTATATAAGAGAAAACTTGATTACCTGTATCAAAAGAGAGACGATGTATACTATGTTGTATATATAGAAAACTGCCCGAACGGTCATAGGGTAAATTCCGATCCTTGTTGGGCAACATATTTCCTTTATTAATAGCGGACAATAGCATAGGCGTAATGTGAAGGGAAGGTGCAAACAATGAGGAATAAAACATATCACGAAATGTATGATCTGTTGACACAATCTATGTCATTAAACCATAAAATGATTGACAAGATAGAAGAACTAAGAGCTGAGAACGCAATTCTGTATAGGCAGATTGAGGAGTGTAGAGACACGTTAAGAACGTTGATATCAAAAGATTTTGAAAGTTTGAATGATAATAAGAGAGGAAAGTGATTAATATGAGAAATATGGTGAAGATAACAGCGGCGATACTGGCTTTGACAATGCTTACATCTTGCGGTCAGCTTGATGATACATCTAAGGCTGAAACAAAGGCTACAAGTGCAACCGTTACAACAACTACGGTGGGAACGTGGAAGCCGTCTTTTGAAAATGCGACTACATTTACCACAACGACAAGTGCCACAACCACTACAACTAAGACTACTACAACAAAGGCTACTACAACTAAAAAGGTAACTACCACAGTTCAAAATAATAGTAACAATGGCAACGGTGGTATTGCGTATTATCCGCCACAGGATAACAATAATTATAACTACGAGGATAATCAGCCTTCATATAACGAGGATAATGGTGATAATGACTATTCTTATGAGCAACCTCAGCAGACCGAACAGACTAGGCAGACAACAACTACAAAGAAGGTAGAACAGCAGTCTAAGCCAAGTGGCAATAAAATTACGCAGGCAGATATTGATGCTATGAAGGCAGAACTTACAGCATATTCAAGAGAAAAAGCGGAGTATATAAGAGAAAATTA